TAATACTAACATGTCAGGCGTTCCGGCTGGTATGGGCGGAATGGGAGGTGGCTTTGGCGGCAGTATGAACTCAGGAGGATTTGGCGGTGGAAACAACTCATCATTTGGCGGGGCTCCAGCATTTGGCGCACCTGCGTCAGGAGGATTCGGTTCCTCAGGCGGTTTTGGTTCAACAACACCTTCAGCAACAGCAGGAGGTTTTGGATCGGGTTTTAATAGCGGGTCAGGAGCAACACCCGCAACTACAGCACCAACAACATCAGGGTTTGGTAGTTCAACACCAAACACACCAGCACCAGTAACTGGTCAAGTTGCTCCAGGGTTTGGCGGTAAACTAGGTCCTGTACCAGCGGATGATCCTATTTTATAAAGGAATTATTATGAAAAAAATATTAGCATTGATAGCAAGTTTGGCATTGGTGGGCACAGCCTATGCGGGTGGTGAAATGAAAGAAGTGTGCCATGACAAAGTCGACAAGGCCGGCAAGCCTGTTGTAGGTAAAGATGGAAAACCCGTACAAGAATGTAAAAAAATCAAAGTACATGAAAAATTGGACGGGACTGCGGTACCAAGTAAAAAATAATTACTTGACTAGCATTTAAAGGTATAGTATACTAGTTGTACTATACCTTTTCTATTGGATGCATGTGGATTATTATCAAACATTAGGCGTTGCTAAAAACGCATCAGATGATGACATAAAAAAGGCCTATCGAAAATTGGCCATGAAGCACCATCCTGACCGAACAGGTGGTGATGATACAGAATTTAAAAAAATTCAAGAAGCCTACGCTACACTTAGCGATCCTCAAAAAAGATCTCAATATGATAATCCTCAACCACAATTTGGAAACATGGGAGGAGGATTTAATGGTGTGCCTCCTGGTATGGATGAGATACTTTCACAAATGTTTGGTGGAAGTCCTTTTGGTCCATTTGGTGGAGCATTTCAACAACGTCGACCTCAACAAAGAAATCAAACAATAGGATTGCACACTCATATAACATTAGAAGATGCTTATAAAGGTAAAGATGTAGTTGCTAGTTTTACTTTACCAAGCGGAGAACTTAGAACTATTGAAATTAAAATTCCTCCAGGTATTAATGACGGCGTAACTTTACGAGTTGGCGGAGTTGGAGATCAAACGCACAAGCACCTACCTCCAGGTGATATACATTTAACTGTAAATGTACAACCTCATATATTATTTAAAAGAGAAGGTGATGACCTAGTCCGAGAAGTAGACATTTCAGTGTGGGATGCTATACTTGGAAAAAATATAACAGTAGATTGCATAGATAGGCGTCAGGTACTTGCAACTGTTCCGCCTGGTATTCAACCGGGTGCAACTTTAAGACTGCACGGTTATGGCATGCCTAATCAAAATGATTATAGATTTAAAGGTAACATGATGTTAAAATTAAAAATAATAATTCCTACTAATTTAACAGAAGAACAAAAAGATTTAGTAAGACGACTCTCGGAGTAAATATCTACATGTTACAAATTGTAAAATTTCCAGATCCAATTTTAAGAGAACGAATGCCCGACTTTGATTTTGAGAATCCTGTTATGGATCCAAAAGAACTCGAAAGAGAAATGTTGGCCACTATGTTTGCCAACAAGGGAATCGGCCTAGCCGCAAACCAAGTAGGTATTCGTGCTAGAGTTTTTACATTAGGAGATAAAACAAATTTCTTAATGGCAAAAGCGTATTTTAATCCAAAGATAATAGCTAGTACAAGTGATGTATTAGATTTAGAAGAAGGTTGTTTAAGTTTTCCAGGAATTTTTATTAATATAAAAAGACCATCTGCAATAAAGGTAGAATATCAAAATTCAGACGGGGAAACCGAAACAGCAGAATTTGAAGGATATGATTGTAAAGTATTCTTACACGAACACGATCATTTAGAAGGTATTGTATTTCAAGATCGTGTAAGCCCGCTTAAATGGGCGTTGGCTGTTAAAAAATCAAAACCAAATAAAAGGAAAGGTATATAATGTTAGAACCAAATAGCGATTTAGAAGGTATTTTTGAACGGGCTGTTTTACTTGCCGCCAAAAATCAGCACGAGTATATTACACTCGAGCATTTCTTATATAGCCTAGTTACGGATCAAAAATTTGGTCAACTGTTAACAGACTTTGGTGCAGAAGTTGAAGATCTAAAAAAGAATCTTGAAAAATTTATTCAAGATGATCTTCAGGATATTAAAACGAACAAACCTGATCAAAGACCTAAAAAAACAAATAATGTAGAACGCATGTTAAACCGTGCATTTACGCAGGTATTGTTTAATGGTAGAAATATCATTGAACCTATAGATTGTTTTATTAGTTTATTTTCAGAAAAGAAAAGTTTTGCTAATTTCTTCATGCGTAAAGCTAAGATTGACAAAGATAAATTTATTGAATTTGTTAATAACGAAGCTAGTTCAGAAGAAGGCGAAAGTAAAGAAGTTAATGTTAGACAACTTGAACGATTAATTGTACAGTATTGTACAAATCTAACCGCCAAGGCTAAGAGCAAACAAATCGATCCTGTGATTGGACGAGAAAAAGAAATTGAAGATATTACATTAGTATTGGCACGTAGACATAAGGCTAATGTTATGTTAGTCGGTGATCCTGGCGTAGGTAAAACTGCCATAGCAGAAGGACTTGCACGTAGAATCATTGAAGGTAATGTTCCTAAATTTATCAAAGATTGTACTGTATATAATTTAGATATCAGCGCCATGCTTGCCGGCAGCAAATATCGAGGAGATTTTGAAGAACGTTTAAAAATGGTATTAACCGCACTTGAACGTAAAAAGAATTGCATTTTGTTTATCGATGAAGCTCATATGATGAGTGGCGCCGGTGCAGTAAGTGGCGGCTCTAACGATATGGCAAATATGTTAAAACCAGTATTAAGTAAAGGCACAATTAAAGTTATTGCGTCAACTACATGGGAAGAATATCGTAAACACTTTGAAAAGGATCGTGCTTTGATGCGTCGTTTCCAACGTATCACTGTTGACGAACCATCAGAAGCGACCGCTATTAAAATTATTAAAGGACTGCGCAAGTATTACGAAAAACATCACGGTGTTAAAATTACTAATCAAGCGGTTATTGATTCAGTAAAATATTCTATCAAATATATGACAGATAAAAGATTACCAGATAAAGCAATCGATCTAATTGATTGTGCCTGTGCTCGTTTTAAAGTTAGAGATGAAGAAGGTGGAATTGTTGACCATAATGAAATTGTATTTGAAGTAGCAAAAACAACTAACTTGCCTTTAGAACAAGTGGCGGCCAAAGAAAATAAAAACTTAAAAGATCTTGACAAAAATATGCGAAGTAAGGTGTATGGTCAGGAACAGGCTATTGATATTTTATTAGATAAAATTTTTATCGCTCAAGCAGGTCTCAAAAGTATTAATAAACCAGTAGGTAATTTTTTGTTTACAGGCCCAACTGGTGTTGGCAAAACTGAAACCGCTAAGGTACTTGCAGAAGGTATGGGTGTAGAATTAATTAGATTTGATATGAGCGAATATCAAGAACAACATAGTGTTGCAAAATTTATCGGAGCCCCTCCTGGTTATGTAGGATTTGAAGATAATGCAGGACAACTAATTACTAAACTGCAAGAACATCCAAACGGTATTTTATTGTTTGATGAGATTGAAAAAGCTCATCCTTCCGTAAGTCATGTATTGTTAGGACTAATGGATAATGGGTTTATTACAGGAAGCAACGGTAAAAAAGCAGACGGCCGCAATGCTATTATTATTATGACAAGTAACTTAGGATCTGCAGATAATGATCGTAATGCTGTTGGCTTTGGTACTCTTGAAAGAGGTGACGAAACCGATGAAGCAATTAACGCATTTTTTAAACCAGAATTCCGTAATCGATTAGATGGTATTATTAAGTTTGGAAAACTTGATCATAATACAATGGCTAAGATTGTTAAGAAATTTATCGACGAGCTTAATTCTTTGTTGAAAGATAAAAATGTTCATGTTAAACTTGACGGTGATGCAGGTGAGCTGTTGATTAAGAAGGGCTTTAATCGTAAAATGGGAGCTCGACCATTACAACGAACAATCGATGACATGATTAAAAAGCCACTAAGTAAAGAAATTCTGTTTGGTAATTTAGTAAACGGTGGTATTGTAGAAGTTACAGCAGAAGAAGGTAAATTAAAATTAAAATTCATCGAGGTATTACCGGTTGATAAAACTAAGGTAGAAGAAGATGTTGATCAAGAAAATCAATAAATTATTTTATGGAAAATATCCATATAAGGTTAGCACTTTTTCAAAAGGTGCTAGCCTTTTGGTGCATTGCGGATATGACTTTGTAGAAAAGTTTTGCAATGATCCGAAACAGACAGAAGCTAGAAATTACCTGTGGAAAAGAACTCGTTTTAGCCAAGAACAAAAAGATGATCTTAAAAGATACAGCAATAAGGTTAATAAGTATGTAATTAATGAAGATCAAAAAGATATAAAAACTAGGGCAGAAATGTCATACGTAGATTTTTATACTACCGATTATGCATTATATCAAGAGATTCAGGCTGAAACAAAAGAATGGATTAGAGAAATAGCAGAACCTGCTAGTCAGGCTGATTTAGATTTTATGAAGGTAAACGGAACAAAAAAACTATTAGTTGACCAATTGCCTCACGGAAAATACGAATATAAAATTAGTTTAAAAACAAACATTAGCTCAGATAAAAGACAAACATTAATTAACTGGTTAAGTAGATATAAGCAAGAGCAAATACATGTATCCAAAGAAACATCTAGATGGTTACGCAATGAAAGAAAATGGGCGAACGAACCCTTTTTGTATGTAAATAATGGTCCTATGCTATCGTTAGTAGGAATGTTCCTTACTGGAAATATTCGCAAAGTTGATAATTACATACTTAGAAGTTCCGTTGCTAAAGAATAAATACTGTATTCGGGACTATAAGACATGGCAAGTTTAAGCACACAATTAACATTCGTACAATCTGTTAACACCAGCACAACAGCAACAACAGTTGCATTGGTATACCCACAAATGACCACTGGTAATTTGACTTTTATTAGTAATCAAGAAAAAGGTGACGGGTATTTCGGATCAAGTGACGGATTACATACAGTTGCTTATACAGTAACGCAAAACTTTATAGGTGAAATTAAGATGCAAGGAACACTTGCAACTAACCCTATCGATGTTAGTAGTACACAAACCGATTGGTTTGATATTGCAGGAACCGACATATCTTATCCTTATCCTGGCTCAAATAACACACAATACGCTAATTTTACAGGCCTGTTCGTGTGGGTTCGTGGTGTAGTGACCTTTTCACAGGGTTCAATGCACTCAATCAGCTATAATCACTAATAGATAAATCCAGCTAAATACTCAATTAACAGAGTTGTAGTATTACTGCGGCTCCAGTATCGACTAATGGAACTATTATGCTATTAAACGAATTTTTTGGTAAAGCACAAGGCCTTAATGGCACAGATAAACATAAATTCAAAGAAGAACAGTTGATGGATGATGTATTTGAATACATTTTAAATCAAGACGACCTACATAAGAAATATTTTCTTCCTGCCGCAAAAAAAATTAAAATTGAAAAATCTAAAGAGCATGATCCACAAGTATGGTTACCATTAGTAAACCATGGTTGTATGAAGTTTTATAAGGAACGAGAACTAATAGACGACCCTAAAGATCTTTTTAATAAAGAAGTTAGAAAAAAATTATGTCAACGATTTGCTAAACATTTTCATGAAGATATAATTAAAGACGAGTATAAGGTAATGTAAAATGCTCTTGAATGAATTTTTTATTAAAAAATTATATATTACAGAAGGTGGAAATCTTGCTAGTCACACAGCAGACGGAACACCGACAGTAGGATGGACAGGAATACCCGGACAGCATACCGCAGGCAAAATTGATTCGGAAAATCGTAGAGTTATGCAACCTGCGGTTAAACAACTATTGGTAGATATTAATAATACGTTTACTAGACAATACGGTAGACCTATCTGGAGCCCAGAACTTATTGAAAAAGAAGTTCATACATTTATTAGTGGATCTAGTAAATGGTTTATGTTTTTAAAACAACCAAATCCAAACTTTGATCCTAAACAACCTGTATCAGATGCTAACCCTAAAGAAATAGGTGTAACTGATAAAGATTTTCAACGTGTAAAGAAAAAAGTCGGCGACATAGATACGCAGATCGATCGTAGACTAGAACCACAAATAGAAGAATTTGTTCATAAAAATATCGGTAAAAACATAGGTAGTGCTACATTATTAGGAACTAAAAAGGGTAGTGATCAATGGTTAGCATTATGGCAATTACACGAACCACCTATTACACTACAAGTCGATTTGGAATTTGTTGATTATACTTCAGATGATCGAGGTTTTGAAGTACCCACCGAATGGGCTCAAATAAGTCACGGTAGCGACTGGGCAGATTTAGAAGCAGGTATGAAAGGTGTATTTAGACAATGGCTATACAGATCGATTGCTAAGGTAGCACCATCAAGTAAGTATATTGCAAAATTAGCTGGTAGAGGTAAGGCCCGTAGTATAGCTATATTTGGTGGCGATGACGGAAAAGAACAAGTTACAGATTTTGAAAATCCTCCCCCACCATTTCATGATGCCAATTTTAGTTTTGCTGTTGCTAGTGTAGGCGGGGGCGGTGTCAGAGCCAAATACCGCGCTCCTAATCCTGAAGAAAATATTCCAAGCGAAATTAACAGTATACCAGTTATGGTGCCATTAACTCCTGCCGAAAGTGATTATATCAAAGATATGGATCAACAATTTGAACAATTTTTCGGTGTTTCACCAGAAGGTAATGAAACTAAGATGATGGCAGGCTTAGTGGGTACTGTTGAATTAATGAAAAAATATTTTACTCCTGAACAACAAGGTGTTGCTGTTCAAGAATTTTTAAAAATTAATTTTGGTCCAGGCGCACAGATGATTGAAGCAAATAATCCTACTGAAGATTTTAAAATTAAAATGACAGCAGTTGATTATGTATTAGATAAAACAGGCATGAAAAATCTTCGTAAACAGGCCCTCCAAATGGCAAAACAGTATGAAGAAGATTTTAATTCTAAAAAAGGTAATGTACAAGAATCTATCCTAAGAGAGGATGAACCTCCTGCTGTTAAAGCACAGTTACGTAAAGGAATGCCGCACCTACATGATTTAAAGGCTCCTGACTTTCTAGATCTTATAGATGAACTGCATGATGGTAACGGACGTTTTAAATTACAAAATATTCCGTTAAATGTTAAAGTAGACGGATTTGGTGGACGTTTTGGTAAAAATGCAGAAGGTAAACCTTTTATGGGTACAAGTCGTACCGAACCTCGTTACCAAGCAGGATTCTTAAAATATCATCAAGAAAAAGGTACAACAGATCCTGATATATTAGGTCGTGCCAAAACATTTGATGATTTATTTTATGAAATGATGGACGCTGTTAAATTAGTCGATAGTAAATTAGGTCCTGAATTTTTAATTAATAAACAGGTCACATGTGAAGTACTATATTTGCCTTTTGCTACAGAAACACCAGAAGGAAAATTAAAATTTGTAGGTATTGCCTATGATAAACTTCCCAAAGGTGTACAACTAGCGTTAGTTCCTTTCCGGGTAGTTAATGCAGATACTGGAGAAGATTTGCCAGATTCTAACGCATATATTAAAAAATTATTAAGCGTTGGTAAGGCAGGAACTGTTATGTTTATTGATAACAGTCTAACACAGAATGATGCATTAGATGTTACAGAAATTATTAATCCTTTAGAAAATATAGAAGAATTAAAACAAATTGTAACTGCTACAGCAGGTAAGCGTGATCGAGCTAGTCTACAATTAAAACGAGAAGTAGAAGAAAAATTACAACCAATTAAGATTGCTTTAGAAAAAGCGATCATCGAAGATCCTAATATTGTTGGTAAAGATCTATTAGGCAAAGATTACGAAGGTATTGTTATCAACAGTCGTCTTGGTCCTATTAAAGTTACTAGCCAAGAACAAAGAAATGTTATACAGGCTAAAAATGATGCTAAAGCCAATGCTAGAACAGAACGCCCAAGAAATAATTCTAATAAAACAGCCGTAGTTGCTATTGGTAGTTTTGTCGGTCATATCGGTCACGAACAATTATTTGATTATACAATTAAAAAAGCACAGCAAGTAGGCGGCGATCCTTATTTGTTTATAGGCAATGCCCAGGGTAAAGACGATCCTATTCCTCCAAGTGTAAAAGTACAAACATGGCATAAAATGTACCCAGAATATGCTAATAATATCAGTACTGTTACACACGAAGGCGGAACGCTTATGCAAAAAATAAAACATGAGTTAATTAATCCGCTACCAGGTAAACCACCTCGATATGATAATATCATTATTATGGTTGGAGAAGACCAAGCTAAAATGCCTATTGCAAATGCATTAATGAAGGCAGTTAATAAATTTCAAGGTTACGAACATGTTAAAGTGAGCTTAGAGGTTACACCTCGAGGTACAGGTATGAGCTTTACTAAATTACGTAACATTTTACAAGACCCAAACGCTACACCACAGCAACAATTATCTGTATGGGAGCAAGGATTTGATGTTAAAAAGTTAGGTCAAAAATGGATCGAACATCTAATGGATTTAACTAGACAAGGTATGGGAATACAACAACCTAAACCTACACCAAAAGGACAACAAGATATGAAGTTAAACACTTTTACAGACCAACACACCAACGAAGATTTAGGTGCAGGCGGCGAGCATACCGGACTAAGTCCAATTAGTGGAAATAACAAAGATCTTGATATGAGCGGCAGAGGACGTGGTTGGAATTCTACTATGCAAGATGCAGAAGACAAAGATTTAGGTGAAAGTACAAGTTTAGATTCAACATTATCAAGCATTGTAGATAACGGTAAACACATTGCACAAGTTTATGAAGTATTAAAATCAATGGCTAAGAAATGGGTTGACAATCGAGGAGACCTAAAAGGTTTTGGCATGATGGCCGCCGGTCAGGGTAGTCGCTGGTACAATGATTTTTATTTTAATAAGTTACAGAAAGAATTGTACGATCTAACCAAACAAGCAGGTAGAGGATCAGGGCAGTTAATGGATTTCTTAAACAGTGAGGGTAGAGGTCGTAGTGGACATAAAACTTTTACCCAATTATCTAGCGAATTACCTCCTATATTAAAAAATATTGCACAAAAACTTAGAAATCAAGAATTATACACATTTGCAGGACAATGGGAAAAACGTCAAGCAGATTATGAAGCATACCTTGAGAAGATAGAGTTAGAAGCAAATAGCGATGATTATGACGAACCATCTGGTCCAAAAGTTCCAAAGAATAATACAATAGGTACTCAAAATAATCAAGCAGACATTTTAATTAATAAAGCAATTAAAGATCATATCCCTTCTAAGCATCAAGGCGAAATTAGAAATATGATTAATAAGTTGCCTATGAATAAACGCTTTGCCGCATTAGAAAAAGCAATTAATAAATTTAAAACAGCAGGTGAAAGTATGGCTGGTGTTGGTATGGAACAACATGCTAGAGAAACAGGTCAACGCTGGAAAGGATATGCAGGTGGAGAGAGTATTGGAGAAGCCATGCTACCAAAAAGCGCATTTGCAGGATCTAAGAAAAACAAATTAGGACCTGCCGGTCAATTAAAAGGCAATATGAAAAGACCAGCACGTCAAGGAGATCTCGTAGGCGGAAGCGAAAGTATCGAAAATGAAGATCATGGTGAATTCGGCAAAGCTAGTTTTGATACTGCCATCAGTACTAAAATACACCCAGGTAATACACAATTAGGTATGAAAAAATTTGGAGAAGACCAACGCTTAGATCCCAAATGCTGGAAAGGTTATCGCAAACAAGGGACCAAAATGAAAGGCGGTACTCGTGTTAATAATTGTGTTAAGGTCGGAGAAGCATGGGAAAATGAAATTGCCAAAGCTATCAAATTATTAGAAAACAAATGAAACAATTTTATATTACTAAAGAAAATATAAGTCAAGATAGCCCCGATGATTGTGCGCTACCACCTGATGATCCTATACATGAATTAAAAATTGCTAGTTACTTAGGAGGTCTAGGTGCTCAGGCAAGATTAGCAGAATACAATGTCGAGACAGCTAAAAGAAATATGGTAAATAATGCTAATAATGAAAAAGCCAAATATATGAAGGAATTTGGTGTTAAACCAGGAACACCTGCCTGGTTTGAACTATGGTTTGGCAAAGGATTAAAATGAGAGCAAAAGAGTTTATTGTTAACGAAGCAAAAGATATGGCAGGAGCATCTAATATGCCACCTGGTCATATGGATGCTTTACCTGGTGCTCACGCATGGCCCGAACTTGATAACAGTTCTGGATATCTTGCATATAGATTTGGTGTTGCCCTAGCTGGTATGCCTCATCAAAAAATGGATGTTGCCGGTCCTACAGGTCTTAAGATGGTTACTATTGGGTATACTCAAGCAGAAAGAGACATTCTAGATGCCGCACAAGGTCTTGTAGGAACTCCTAAAGTTCGACTAAGTTCAGACGGTAGTGAAGAAAGTGCAGGAACAAATAAGGTTAGTCCTGTAAGCAATTGGAATAATAAGCCTACCAAAAAGAAGAAAAAGAAATGAAAATAAGTGAACTTTTAGAATCTGCATCTGCTGGTGCTACAGGATCTGGTGCTATTGCTACAGTAGCAAATCCAGGCGGAAAAAAACGTAGTGAAGTAGGTAGCCTATTTGGAGGTACATATGGCGAAACTTCAAACAATAAACCTAAGAAAAAAATCAAAGTTATTAAAAGATAATATCATGATAAACGAACATAAAAAAGGAGTTAAAGCAATGAAGTATACAGCTAAACCTCGTAACTTTGTTGCTAAGAATATGACTACTAGTGGTGCAGGTGCTCACAAGGATAAGAAGAAGGCCGCTAAACAAGGCGAGGTCAAACACAAAGCACAAAAGCACGAGTATTCAGAACATCTTGAAAATTTATTAAAAAACAAATTAGAAGAAAATCCAACATATATTAAACATATTTCAGAAGCACCTATCGAAATGGATCCAGCAGAACCAATGAATCCTACAGTATATGGCCATCAAGGTGTCAATCCTGCTAAATTAAAAACTCGCATGTTACGTGCCGCTGGTCAATTAAAAGACCTAGCAGATAGAGCACAAACAGACAGCGCATTAGGTTGGGAAAGCATTGCCCGAAACTTTGATGAATTAGCAATGAACATTGAACAAATTCGTCATGGTATTGATGAACTAGCAAAAGTACGCAAAAAAGGTGGTATTAATTCACGAGGTATAGATAAACACATAGGTGAAGGTACAGATTCTGAAGGTGCAATGGCCCGTACACAATTAATTACTGCGGCAAAATTAGCAATTAATCTTGCGACCCGAATGGATTCTGATACACAACTAGATTCTTGGGTACAATCCAAAATTGCAGTTGCATCTGATTATATAGAAACTGTTTTTGATTTCTTAGAACACGGCGAACAAGACGTAGACAAATAATCTAAAAAACACTTGACATCTCCTGTACGAGTATATATACTCATTTAATACAGGAGATTTTTTATGAGTAAAGCATTTGGCGCGCCAGAGCAGGCTAAAATTAAACAGATTGTATCAGAAGGTATGACTGTTATGCAAGAGATTCAAGACCTTACCGAGGGATTAAACGAAACAATCAAAGCTGTTGCAGAAGAACTAGAGGTAAAACCATCTGTAATTAAAAAGGCAATTCGAATCGCACAAAAAGATCAGTGGGATCAGGTATTCCGAGAATTCGACGACTTAGAAACTATTGTAGATATTTCTGGACATGCAAATCGCCGTACAGAATAACTAATTTTGCCAAATAGGTTGCAATAGGTATTATAGATATATATAATAATTTTAACTGTTTAATTACAGTCTAACACAAAGAGGAAAAATAATATGAAACAGATCAGCAAGGAAACTAAGACATATAAATTGCTTGAAGCATTTAAACAAGGTGAAATTGTTACTCAAGCACAAGCTGAAAAGCGTTTTGGTATCAAGAACTTGGCCGCTGAAGCAAGTCGTCTTCGTTACAATGGTCACGCTATCTATGCTAAGTCACGCAAGGCTGGCAATGGCGTTCATGTAACTGAGTATCGTTTAGATCGTCCAACACGTGAAATCATTGCTCTTGGTTACAAGGCTCGCGCTTTGGGCATTACGCTTTAATATTAAAGTGTAACTATAAGAAACCCGCTTATGCGGGTTTTTTATTGACTTGAATAATCTTTATATCGTTTTCCCGATACTTCTCCAGAAAATAGTTTCTGGACATAGGCAAGACCTTTACTTAATGCTTCCCTATCTTTAACAGCACGAGCTTGGCTTGCGGCTGTGCTGGCCTTATCACGCTTAGGCGCACTGATAGCATGCTGTGATTTAGTTACATAGTTATGTACAAACTTTTGCAAGAAATCTTCTCCAGACAAATAACCAGCTAAATCACCTTGAGTAAACATATTGTTTAAATCACAACTACGTGCAAATCCTTTAATACCATTTACTAATCGTTCAACATTAACATTGTCAACATCTACACCAGGATTAGCTTTAAGTAAAGGATCAATTTTGGGATTTTTTATTCCTAGTTCATGTGCTTCGTGCATGAATATATCTAGTATCCATGTTTTAATATTTGTGCCAACTGTATGCAGATCATAACCTTTAAGTGTTTTACCGTAATTTACTTTTTTGCCATTTACAGATTTATACTGAATGCCTTTATGCTGTAAATTAACCGGAATCATTTCACTCATAGTAGCAAAAATATTACCATTTAGAAGACCTTTTAACCCATGTTCGCCTGTAGCACGGAAACGTCCCCATTCGGCAGTTTTTTCCGGATGAGGCATTATGTCAACTTGTAATTTACTACCGTCTGGTAAAATAAACATTGGCTGACTACCTTTACTTTCTGCTTTATCAATGTAAGATAGATTCGAACTTTGTATAAACTTATCAATCAATGCGCCCCAACGTCCTTGGACCTGCCCGCTGGTTAAATTATCGTATTCTGGCAAATCTGGAATTATTACCTGAAAATCCATATCACCATAGATAGTATTTTCTGGATCGTCTAATTCGTGATAGGCCGCAGATCCTGTAGGATGGCCTGCTTTGACCGGACCCTGTCCTTGTTGTTTTAACCAAGGATTAAAATCTTTTAAAAAAGTATTAACAGAAGCGATTCCTTGCTTGACCATTTTGGCCTTTATGCCCGGATTATCTCCAGTGGTCCAACCGCCTTCAGATATAAGTTCGTATATTCGCATAAGAAATATTTATTCAAAATAACTTGCTTTATAATTTTGTTTATGCTATCATAGTTGAATGATAGATACTTTTTTTAAACCTACACTTGAATGGATCCGAGATGACTTTAGATCTAACTCCTTTCGTTTTTGCATCGAGTTATTGGCTTGGGCTATCAGCATTGGCTGTAGCATTACGATGGCGCTCACTGTACCCAACCCTCCGCTTCTTGTCCTTTATCCCATTTGGATCTCTGGTTGTGCTATGTACGCTTGGGCTAGTTATACTAGGAAATCATTTGGCATGTTGGCTAACTATATCTTGTTAGTTAGTATAGATTCTGTTGGTCTTATTAGAATGTTAGCTAAATATTTTTGAGAAAGGTACAGCAAGCCATAAGTTGCTACAAAGAAGGTATGCCGGCCATAAACGGTAAGGAGAAAATTAATGAGTTACGTCGACGCCATCTGGAATCGTGACACTGATACTGTTCATGTTGTTGAACGAGATCAAAAGAAGGGCAGAATCTATACAGATTATCCGGCCCGTTATATATTCTATTATCCCGATGTCAAGGGAAAATACAAATCAATATACGGCGAAAGCCTATCAAAAGTTACTTGTAAAAACTTTAAAGAGTTTATAAAAGAACAAAAAATTCATTCAGGACATAGATTATACGAAAGTGATATTAATGCAATTTTTCGTATCTTAGAAGAAAATTATCTAGGTAAAGAACCCCCAAAATTAAATGTAGCGTTTTTTGATATTGAGGTGGACTTTGATCCAGAGCGGGGTTATGCGTCTCCAGAAGATGCATTTATGCCAATTACTGCGATTGCTGTTCACCTACAATGGTTAGACACATTAGTATGTCTTGCTGTTCCGCCAAAAACATTAACTATGGCAGAGGCTGAAGAACAGATTAAGGATTTCCCTAACACCATGTTGTTTGAGACAGAAGCAGAAATGTTAGAAACATTTCTTTCTTTAATTGAAGATGCAGATGTGTTAAGTGGTTGGAATTCAGAAGGGTTTGATATTCCCTATACTGTTAATCGTGTTACTAAAACTTTAAGTAAGGAAGATACACGAAGATTTTGTCTATGGAATCAATTTCCTAAAAAGCGAGAATATGAAAAATATGGAAAGACTGCTCTCACGTATGATTTAATTGGTCGTGTACATGTAGACAGTTTAGAATTGTATCGGAAATACACATACGAAGAACGGCACAGTTACCGACTAGATGCTATTGCAGAATATGAGTTAGGTGAAAAGAAAACACAATATGAAGGAACTCTTGATCAATTATACAACAATGATTTTAAAAAGTTTATTGAATATAACAGACAAGACTGTGCGCTTCTAGATAAACTAGATAAAAAACTTAAATTTATCGATCTTGCAAATACAGTTGCACACGAAAATACTGTGTTGATACAAACTACAATGGGTGCTGTTGCTGTTACAGAACAAGCTATTGTAAACGAAGCACATCATAGAGGAATGATAGTACCAAGTCGCCCTAAACGTGATGATACAATTAATACACAGGCCGCCGGTGCTTATGTTGCCTATCCCAAAAAAGGACTACATGATTATATCGGTTCAATGGATATTAACAGTTTGTATCCATCTGTAATTCGTGCGCTTAACATGGGTCCAGAAACTATTATTGGTCAACTGAGACAAGATTATACCAAAGCAGAAATTGAAGCTAAGATGGCCAAAGGAGATAGTTTTGCCGCGGCATGGGAAGGTAAATTTGGTAGCAACGAATATGAATTTGTAATGAATCGAGATAAAGTTAATGACATTATTATTGATTGGGAAGATGGTCGTACTGATGTGTTAAGTGGCGCACAAATTTATGAATTAATTTTTGAAAGTGGTCAACCTTGGATGCTCAGTGCTAATGGCACGATCTTTACACATGAACATGAAGGAGTTATTCCCGGGTTATTAAAACGTTGGTATGCTGAACGTAAAGAAATGCAGGCCAAATTAAAAGAGGCAATTAAAGCGGAGAATAAAATTGAAGAAGAATACTGGGACAAACGTCAATTGGTTAAAAAGATTAACCTCAATAGCCTATACGGTGCTATTCTCAATGCTGGTTGTCGTTTTTTCGATAATCGCATTGGTCAGTCAACCACTCTTACAGGACGAGGAATTGCCCGTCATATGGCCGCAAAAATAAATGAAGTTATAACAGGTGATTACAATCATATCGGAAAAGCCATTATATATGGAGATACAGATTCAGCATATTTTAGTGCATATAATACTTTAAAAAATGACATTAATAAAGGTTTGATTCCTTGGGATAAAGATACCGCAATTAAACTTTACGATTCTGTTGCTGAAGAAGTTAACGGTACATTTCCGCAATTTATGTTAGACGCACATCACTGCCCTAAGAGTCGCGGAGAAGTTATCAAGGCCGGTCGTGAACTTGTTGCTATTAAAGGTTTATTCATTACCAAGAAGCGTTATGCAGTTCTTTATTATGATAAAGAAGGTAAACGTCAAGACGTAGATGGCAAACCTGGCAAAATTAAAGCTATGGGTTTAGATTTGAAGCGTAGTGACACCCCTGAGTTTATGCAGAAGTTTTTAGAAGAAGTATTGACTCGGGTTCTAAACGGTGCAGAAGAAAACGAAGTTCTAGATATGATTAGCGAATTTAGAACTGAATTTAAATCTAGACCTGGTTGGGAAAAAGGTAGTCCAAAACGTGCAAATAATATTACCGAATATCAGGCTAAAGAAGCAAAGTCTGGTAAGGTAACTATTCCAGGACATGTACGTGCTAGTATGAATTGGAATACCTTAAAAAGAATGAACAATGACAAATATTCTATGAATATTGTAGATGGAATGAAAGTTATTGTTTGTAAAATAAAAGATAATCCATTAGGGTATACTAGTGTTGCATACCCAGTAGACGAATTAAGATTGCCTAAATGGTTCCAAGATTTACCATTTAATCATTCCGAAATGGAAACAACTATTATTAATAACAAATTAGAAAACTTAATTGGTGTATTGGAATGGGATCTAGAATCTACTACCCAAGACAATACATACAATAGTTTGTTTACATTTGATTAAAAATATTGTTGACTTTAACCAAAAACCTAAATATACTTAACAAAAGGAAATTAATATGAGAGATATTCTGCAAGACATCGTAAGCCATACACACAATCTTGGCTTTTTAAATATTGTAAAAGTAGTCGGTGATGAAAATAAAACATCAATCGACGCTATATCAGACGATCGCCGAGTAATTATGTTTGGCGAAACTACTACACCACATCCAGAAATGATTGGAACATTTGGAATGCCGCAACTTAACAAATTAAAATTTTTGTTAGATGGTCCAGATTACAAAGAAGGCGCTACTATTGCAATCTATAGGGGTAATAAAGCAGGATACACTGATATTCCATTAGGCATTAATTTTGATAGTGCTACCGGTGACATACATAACGATTATCAGTTTATGAACGTTGATGTTATTAACGAAAAAGTAAAGACAGGAAAATTTCGAGGAGTTACTTGGCACGTTGAAGTTGAGCCAACATTGCAATCTATTCAAAGATTTGGATTTCAGGCAGGCGCTAACAACGAACACGAATCATTCTTAGCAAAAACAGACGGTGATAAGCTAGTGTTTAGTTTTGGTGATACTAGTACACATAATGGTGAATTTGTGTTTGCTACTGGTGTTACAGGAAAAATTACAAAAGCATGGACATGGCCAGTTTCTAGCGTTCTTGCTGTTTTAAAAATTGCAGATTCTAACAATGCTAAAATTAGTTTCTCAAACGACGGCGCTATGCAAATTACATTAGATAGCGGTATTGCAACATACAAGTATATTATTCCCGCACAAGCATGAACAATTAAAAATAACAACTATATTGAGCACAGATGAATAAAGAACCAGTTAACCTAACACCATTACAAAAAGACTATGCTGTATATTTGCCAGCTATTAGTAGTTTCTTTTCTACGTATGTAGCAAAACAAAGACTTGAAGAATTTGTTCCTAAGGATCGTATTCCTGCAGGATTTGATCGCGGTATCGAAGGTATGAACTTTCTTAATCCAGAAGAAGGATATTTTACTTACAAATATGGTTTGTATTCAGCAGGCCATGCACAATTAGATCTTAACAAATCGATAGTGCAAGAATCAATGATTCAACAACGAGATCGTGTTAACACAATGATTTTAGGTGATTCTGGTGGATATCAAATTGGTAAAGGTGTTCTTAAATTTGATTGGATGGATTTTGAAGGTGCAAGTGCTAATAAAACACGTCAACAGATTTTAGAGTGGTTAGAATTAACTGCTGATTGGTCAATGATGTTAGACGTTCCTACATGGGCTTGTGATCACGTACATAGCCCAAAAACAGGATTAAAAACTGTTGAAGATTGTTTAGAAAAAACTAAATTTAATAATGAATATTTTTTAAAGAATCGTTTAGGTCATACAAAATTCCTAAATGTTCTGCAGGGATGGGATTGGGATTCAGCAGAAGATTGGTACAACGGCGTTAAAGAATTTAGTGATCCAAAAATATGGGGTGACAAAGCCGCAGAGGGATGGGCATTTGGTGGTGCCAATATGTGCAAGATGGATGTCACACTTAAACGTCTAATGACTATGCGTGAAGAAAAAATGTTAGATGGTAAGAATTGGATACACTTCTTAGGCACTGCTCAATTAGACTGGGCATGTTATCTAACAAGTATTCAACGTCAAATTCGTAAACATATTAATCCAGAACTTACAATTAGTTTTGATTGTGCTAGTCCATTTATTGCAACTGCACACGGATTAGTTTATACTAATGCACAACACACAACAAAACGCTGGTCAGTTATTATGGATAAAGCTCCGGATAACAAAGCACTTTCTGGCAGTGATATTCCATTTCCGTTTGAAAGTGAAATTGGTCGAAGACTAACAATGGGTGATATCTGTCATTATGCCCCAGGTATGCTTAACAAAATTGGCAAGGAAGGTAAAACTTCTTGGGATAGTTTTGCGTATGCACTAATGATGTCGCACAATGTATATTGCCATATTGTTGCTGTACAACGTGCCAATCAATTAATGGACATTGAAACAGCTAAGGCCAAGCCAGATTGGAGACATTATAAAAAGCTCAAAGATTCTGAAACTACTAGTGATCAATACTCCGATTGGGTTCCACGTAATATTTTATATTTCGATCGTTTTGTAGAAGAACTATTCAACACACAGACCAAATCAGAAGCATTTCAAATGATTGAACAGGCTAAACCAATGCTTAATACTATGATGGGTATGAGATTGCGTGGAGGCAATGCAAACAACATATATAGTACATTATTTGATACAGACGAAGTAGTGTTAGATAAATCAGTATCAGCAGTAACAGCTATGCCTGTATTAGATGAAGATAAATTAGACGAACTTGAATCAGAATTTACCAAGGAATAATATGAATAGAGACTATGCAGACGGAGTAACGGCCGAAGATATTCAATTTTTTGTAGGAATTGAAGTCGAACATACCGCGGCATATGGTATGAAAACATTATTTGTCACCGGAGTTCATCCTGCAGATACTATTTTAAGTATGGCTGAAGAACATGATGTTAAACATATCTATTTTGGTGCTAATCAAAGTTTTCCAAAACTTGATGTAAATGACATAAATGGATGGCGTCCGTGGGAAGATATGATTACAACTTGTTTAAAACAAGACTATTGGGTTACTTTAGACTTTGATGTATCATGCGCCGAAGGTGTTTTAGAAGGAGGCTTTAATGAATATAGAAAATTTATTTCGATGATATCTGTGAAGCTTCCCTACTTGACACAATTCAATTATAATGCTACAATTAAAATTGACGATAAAGACTTTGAGGCAACTAATCCCGGAGTATGGACACATAGATTACATGATCTGTTAGATGTTGATAAGTTTACAGATTGGGATCAATATAAAGAAGACGAGATTACAGAATGAGTACATTAAGACAAGATTGGCGGCCTAACAAAATGATTTGGGTTACATTTAAGAAGGAAGGTATTCACAAATATCCGGCCGCACTTACAGATCCAAACTTAAATAAACCAAATCAATGGGATGATGTAAGTTTCTTAGGTTATCCACATAGGCATATTTTTCATTTTAAAGTCTGGATTAGTGTTACACATAATGATCGAGATATAGAATTTATTCAGTTTAAGCGTTGGCTAGAACGTCTTTATGAAGGTGGCGCAATTACACTGGATTATAAAAGTTGCGAAATGATGTCAGATGAATTATATGACACTATTTCAGCAAAATATCCCAACCGTGAGGTTTGGATTGAGGTCTCCGAAGACGGAGAAAATGGTTCTTTTATCAAGTATTAATTACAAGGAAATATAAAATGGCAATTCCTGCCTATATCCAAAAAACTCTTTACATGAAACCAGAAGTTAAGAAGATCTTTGAAGATCTAGAAGCATGGTTAGACCATTGCAGAATTAAACTTCTACCTTATAACCCTGCAGATTTGTATAAATCTAAGGAGTATCGAGATTGGCAATATCGAAAAAACGGAGAAAAATTCCGTGAACGCAAGCCTTACTTAGGCAAGAATCCACGTCCCTACAATGAACGTATTTCTAGTTGATTTAGAAGCTGTTGAGACAAGGTACACGGGTCAGTGGAAGACTCATGTACCTAATCTCTTACGAAAGGCAGGACACAATGTTCAAATTATATCTGGCCCTACGGATATTCCTACAGCCACTACTCCTGGTGCTTTCCTTAATTTTGGTGGTACCAATATCTATAAGTCTAGCCAAGTGGAACAAATGGGGCGTTTATTTTGCTCCGGATCAGTTCAGCCAGGCGATCATTTTATTTTTACTGACGCTTGGCATCCTGGCATCATAAACTTAAAGTATATGAGTGAGCTACTAAACATTCCAGTAGTTACACACGGACTTTGGCATGCTGGCAGTTATGATCCTCAAGATTTTCTAGGACGTCTTGTTGGCAATAAGCCTTGGGTACGTCACGCAGAAAAATCATTCTTTGCGGCATTTGATCATAATTACTTTGCTACAGAATTCCATATCGACATGTTCCATCATAACTTATTAAATGATGGAATGGTTGAGAATCCTTGGGAAGAAGAAGATAAAGCGGACATGCTAGAGTCTGGTAAGTATGTACGCACAGGCTGGCCTATGGAATATATGGATGATACGCTAACTGTGTATAAGAATATGCCCAAGCGTGATTTAATTCTTTTTCCGCATCGCATCGCACCTGAGAAGCAAGTTGAGATTTTTCGAGACTTGGCTACACACTTACCGCAGTATGAATTTGTAGTGTGTCAGGATCAACAACTAACAAAAAATGAATATCATAACTTGTTAGGCGAAGCAAAGAT